CAATCTTCTTGTAATAAGTCTTTTGTGTGTCCCATAATTGTTATTTACTTAATAATTTTTGTAATTCTAGTTTAGCATCAATTGTTTCAAGCTCTGATTCTCCACCTATATGAAATTCAATTGTTTCATCCTTACTGATTCTTCTATATTCTTTCCAATCATATATAGTCACTTTATGACCACCTAATGTAAGATTGTACCAATCAAAGTTGGTTTTATCTCTACCATCGTTAGATTCTTCATCAGGATATCCTATCACTCTGATAAGATCTTTCACTGTTGTTTTTATTGTTGTTCCATGAAATGATGACATAATAATTAATTTAGTTAGTAAATAAAAAAGGGCTCCTTGTGAGAGCCCCATTAATAATTGATTTGGTTAAATTTATAATATTCTAAGTCCAAACATAAGATCAAACCAAGCGAATGTAGAATTTGCTTTTCCTGTAGTAAATTTAAACACCTTCTTTAATAAAGGAATTGCATATGCTTTAAATTCATCATGTTGTTCAGATGTCATTGTCCAAGTGTTAAACCAATTTGGATCCTTAAGAGCCTCTTGTACAGTTTTACCAATCATTTGAAGTTGATATTCTATCAAATGATCACTAATTGTCATTCTGTTAATTTTTTTCTTCATAATTTATTAATTAAAACATGCTAATTTGATTAGGTATCACTACCACCTTACGAAATTTTCCACCTAATTGTATTTTACTAATGATATTCTCAGCTTTTTCTATATAATAACTATGATTGATATTATCAAGAGGCTGATCTTTGGGTAAATAATTACACACTGTACACAGCCATTCACCAGCTTCTATTTGACTTACAGCAGCAGCATTAGTTTCACATTCAGGATTCTTTATCTTTAATATCTTTTCTCCTTTAACAGAAACATAATAACGAATTAGCTTATTGTAAATATGTTTTCCTCCTTCTTTGCTGTGTCCTTCATAATGGAAGTTTCTACTTGCTTTTTGACGAAGAGCAAAATCATAAATGTTTTTATGATGTTTAATTGTTTCTTCTACAGGCACACCATTAATAAACCATTGTTCTAAAGCAATTGGTACAATCCTAGCACTCTTGTTCTTATGTAATTCAAAATCTGTAAGGAAATCACCTTTCTTCTTTATCTCTCCATTTGTCTTAATAGCTAGGTAATCATTCACTGTAGAGAATATAATCTTTGAATAGTCTGTACGTTCTAGCTCATATGTAGTGAGTTGCATCCACCAATCATTAATTGCATTCATTAATTCCAGATGTGTTTTCTTTATTCTAACAGTGACACCATCTGTATTAGCACTAATAACATGAATACCATTCAACTCATATTGTTCAATAAGCATCATCAAACTTAGTTCACCTGTAATAGTGGTGAACATAGTGAGTTGTCTATCATATATCCAATTCTGCATATCACTTGATTTACCATAAACACTATTAACAGCAAGCTTTAGTGCTCCTACAATACCAGCTATCTTCTTATCTGTTTTAGCTAGAGGTTTAAGCTCAAGTCTTTTGTCAAACATTTGCTTATACCCACGTAGGAATTCTTTACCTAAATGAGCAGGGTATTTACCATTATTAATAATTATGGCTGGATAATAAGAACTAACATCCCAATCAATAATCTCATACTCATCATCAGCTTCAAATATCTTAGGCTTATTCTCTGTATGTAATCCACCCTTCATGAATGAATATGTATTATCATAGAAATGTATTTCTTCCTTAAAATCATCAGATATTGATAATGACATTTGTTTTATTTTATTTAAGAAAGCTTTAAGTTCAGGTGTTATGAATGTTACATATTTAGCTATGCAATTCTTCACCTTTACATCACTCCTAAACATTCCTTTCTTTGGAAGTTCATTGTATTTAATATTCTTCTCCTGACAATAGTATTTCTTAATCATCTCATCACCTATCTTACTATCTGAATAGTTAAGACATGGAATACCAAACTCTGTTTCTATATTCTGTCTTAGTTCTATTTGATTATTTTCTTTGTATAAAGGATGTTCACATTCACCTATAGTGATTTTATAGAATTCATAAGTGGCAAGAACATCATGTTTACAATACAATCTTGTGAGATGACGTTCTTGTTCTGTTAAATCTATCTTAGCATAATGAACAGGCATTTCTTCAATGTTATCAAGATCCATCTCAAACTCAAGTCTTTTTAAAGAGACCATTCGATTCTTATTATCGTAATGATGTATCTTGAATAAGTCTATTTGTTTTAGTGATAGTTGATCTTCTCTGTATTCAGGAAATACATCATAATTTGCATCATGTATAACATCTTGAGCTTTAACTGAAATCTTTGTACAAATTTCTAATGCAGAATATTCATTCCAATTTTCATAATTCTTAATGATCCATTCTACCACTTGACTATCAAAGCGTAAGTTATTATAACCTACCCAATGATAATCTTGATGAGTCTCTGTAAATCTTATAAAAGAATCTAATTGATGGGCATATGCACTCACTTCAAACTCAAAATACATGTTTATTTCTGGATTGTATATACCAACTAAGAACATTTCTGCCATAGTTTCTATATCATATATTAGTATCTTCATAATTTTTATTTCTTAGTTTGTCAATGGTGGATATTTTCTTCATTTCTTCTTATTTTGATGATAATATCCACCATAAAGTGCAATATTTTGCACAATTGTGCATAATATACCCTAATTAATATGCATTATTTAACAAAAAGTGTCATATAATGCACATTAATTCGAATTTTAGTAACAAATAGTAATTAAATATGTTACAAAAAATAAGTGCTTTACATAAATTATAGGTGCATTTAATTGTTTTACACAAATAATAAGCGTTTTACATTATATTCTCTTTTTTATCTTACTAATGTAATTAGGATCAGCTGCATAAGATCTTAACCTACGAAGATATTGATTAGTAGTGCTATATCTAGCACGCTTTCCTTGCCATAATGCATAATCAATAACAGATTCTCTCCAGTTTCTATATACAGCATGTCCTCTATTGATTCCTATTGCTGTAGTTTTTCTGTATTCAGGCATTTTCATACCAAATAAGTTATTGTTCTCTTTAAATATGTTTGATTTGAAATTTCCTGATTCAATTATAGCTTGTGCCATAACTATATCTGGATGAGCAATTTTTAAAGTATACATCAACCTCATCATATTTTCTTTTGAAAACAAATTAAATTGATTGGGTACCATTGTACCATTCTTTAATTCTCCTGTTACCATTAATAACAGGAGAAGCATTATTACCATTTTCTTCATATGTCTTTTTAAAATATTTAAAATATAAGATATAAAGGAGGTTTTCTTTGTATAAGCAGTATAATTTAGATTGTGTTTATTAGAATAGCATGAATAACAGAATTGACCACATCCTTCAACATAACTTGTACGTGTATCAATTTCATCATTAAATCTATATGCTGTATCTGCACCACAATTTACACATTTCTCAATTGAATTCTTGAGATAATCACGTTTTCTTCTTTTAAACAGTGCCATAATTTTACATTTTTAAAATTGTTTCTATTTCAATTCTTTCTATTCTTCCTCCATAAACACCAGCATATTCTTCAGTGCCTTCATGTTTGTTCATAAAGTTTAATAATATAAATAAATAAGCAGCTTTATGATATTGTAAATCTGTACCAATTTTATCATCAATAATATAACCATTTCCATCATTTGTTATTGTTAACACTGGATGATTTCTAACTTCATCACTCCATTCTACACCTATAGCAATTAATTCATATTTTGAACAATATTTTTCTAATTCTGTAACAATAATTTTAAACTCAGCCACTTCTGTGCTGTCATCTATCACTCTATATTCCATTTGTATAATGTTTTACGTTTAATACCTTTCCTCTAAACTCTTTATCTACTTTATATAGATCTCTGTATGTTCTCATACTATTAATCATTGTAGAATGAGATCTTCCTCCAAGCCTATATCCCACTCTCTTTAATGTGTATCTAGTAAACCTATCTAATATTACCTCTGCAGCAATCATTCTAGCCTCTGTGTAGATTCGTTTTTGATTGGTTGATATAAGATCATCATGATTTATTTCTAACACCTTACAGACGATCTCTATAAGCTCATCAATTTTCTTTTCTTGTTCTTCTTCCATATGTTTAATTTAATTAGCTGTAAGGGAAGGATTCGAACCTCCACAAGGTCTTTAGGAACAGAACAAAATCAATTTGTGGTCAACCCATATTCTGTCTTTATTAGATATTCCTCACCCTCGAGACAAGAGGGCATGTCTGCCAATTTCATCACCTTACAATTGTAGTCAGGACAGGATCTGCCCCTGTATGGTGGATATTTTTCTTTATTGCAGAAGGTCACATATATATTAAACCCCAATGCGTGGAACTATCCTATGCTTGCAAGACATATTTTAACCTTAAAACCAACAAGTATGCGTCTCTCATATTTTCGCCACCTGACTATATTGCTTGTCTTTCCAAGCTGTCAAGTAATTTCTCCAGATTAACGGACTGGATGCCATATAGGAAGATTACTATTTCTCCGTAGTCAGGACAAGATTCGAACTTGCATCATATATTTTCTAGAAAAATATATAAACTTACGCTATTTTTATACAGTGGTATTGCCCCACAGTAGTGTCTAACCAATTTCACCACCTGACTATTTAAAATGTATAAAGAACCTTATTAAAGCCCTTTATACAAATATAATTAAAATTTAATTATTTTAAGAACTCAATTTCTATAGGAGTGCCAGTGAGTTTCTTATAGATGAGCTGAGTTTTAGCAGCATTAATTGCTACAGAATAAGCTTGAACAGCTCCTTGAGCCACCTTTAAATCCCCAGTGTGATAAAATACTTCATTTAATGTATCACCAATATCTTGCACTGCTCTACAAACATCTGTAATATTATTTGTTACAAACACTTTCTTTGTTTTTGGTTTAGTTCCCATTGTTTCTAATTGTTCTAGTTAATATTAATTGTTTTCTTTTTAATTCTATTAATTCTTGTGGTACATCAATTCTATTTATTTTATACTCTTTTAGTGAGTCCTTAATTTGTTTTTTAATATAATGATCTGTTAAAAGATATCTTCCTCTTTTTTCTGAAATTCTTTTTTGGTGTAAATCACTTTTTTTTCTACAAGCTATACATATTTCTTTACCATAAGGAATAACATCTGTATTACATCTTGAACAAATTCTTTTTCTAATAGTATTCTCTATTGTTTTTAATTTTTGAGATATTTTAATGTGATTTACATTAGCTATTTCATTCATTTCCTGTGTAGGAAATTTATATAAACTATAAATTATACCATTTTTAGATTGACAAATTCTACATGTAGATACTCTGCTTCCTGAATGATGAGGTTTTCCTTTTTTATTAAACAAATCTCTATCTCTTTCTACTCCACATTTTTTACAAACTTTAGTTATTATAGTCATATTTTATAAATATTTAATAATAAAAAAAGGAGAGACATTTACACACATCTCTCCTTATTATGTAAATTATTTATTTAATGATTGTGATATTACCATTCTCATGAATCAACACTCCACTAATAAATGCTTTCTCTATTTGTATAGAGAATCCATCTGGGAAGTTGATAGTTCTGATTGTTGATATCTCTCCTTTAGGTGTAACAATAGTTTTTACAGGGATGTTAGGTTTAGGAGAAGAAACAGTATTATTTAAATCTTTAAGACGAGACACTTTTACAGGAACATCAATAACACTTGAAGTTGTAAGAAAATCTCTACTTCTTTTAAGTCTAGTTAATATACCAGTAACTGATCCACTATTTGGAAGGTCGTACATTTTTGCAAGCTCTGTATTATTATATTTTTTGGATGCATGATCTTTATACAATTCATTTCTTTCATCTTTAGAAAGATGAACTTTATGTTCCTTTTTACCATCAAGCTTCTTTAATTTATCAGATTTATCCAAAAGTCCTTGTTTTTTCCACCAGTGAATTAAACCATGTAAACTAGCAGTGGAAGGATAGTTATACTTAACAGCTAAATCTTTAATGTTATAATTACCAGATTTAATGTCTTTAATTAAATTTTCTTTTTGTTTTTCTGTAATTTGATCTTTAATACTTTTCATGATTTCTTTGTTTTAATTTTTAATTGGGTTAATTAATAGGTTTTAAATACGAACATACACATTGGTGTAGAATTGTTTTTATTGTTTTTATACTTAATAAGATTGTCTAGTCTGAATTTGGGATGAGACAACTTACCTAATCTAACTAATAAATTAGGAAAGAACTCAAATCTAAATTCTTTAGGTTCTTTACATCCATAAACTTCCATTATCTTATTTAATCCAAACTCTCTACCAGCTGTAAATGTAAATGCTAGTATAGAATGAGATTTTAAAGTGTTTTGTATAACACTAATAAGATTGTTCATATTAGATAAAGATAGATTACCACATAAATCTATCCATATAAGATCATACACTCCTGGATTTGCATGTGCTTTATCAAATACATCTAAGTACTCATAGTTATATTTATTAAGCTTATGAGTTTTAGCTTTTTCATAAACAGCCTTGTCATACTCTACACAATCTATTGAAGCACTATGGTATCTAGAGGATACTAAGTGCTCAAACAAAAAATTATTTGCTGGTAGTGTGAGTAGTTTAGGTTTGTATTTGTGCAATTCATGTAACTGATTGTATAAATACTCTCTAGTATTATGTTTAGCTAATGCTTGATCATCTTTAAATAATGCTTTCATTGTTTTATATATTTATATTTATCAGAACCATAAAGTTATATATGTTATATCTTCCTCATAAGAATAGGATATAAGTTCAACTTCTGCACAATCCAAATATGGAAATGGTTTATGTTGTTCATTATAAGTTTTTATTTCTTCATTAGTAGGAGTTTCTCCATATGTTACAAGTTCTCCCACTCTAGGTATAAATAATGGATTATCTATTGTTAGAATAATTTCATCATCAGTTTCATATCCCTCAAATGCAAATTGTAATTTTACCATAATACGTCAGTTTAATTGTTTAATTGATTTCTTTGTTTAATAATAAAAAAAGGGAGAGGCATTTCTGCACATCTCCCTTTCACACACACACACACACACACACACTATTCTTCATTCTCTTCTACATCTTCATATTCTTCTTCATCTGTAAGATATCTAAGCATCACTTTATTTTCTACTAATAGTGGATCATCATCCTCCAGATATATTTCCAACAATCCATCAAATTGATTAATAATATTATTAATCTCCTCTATAGATATTTCTCTTAAATCATCTACATCATCACCATCATCCCACCAACCAATTTGTTCTGGTATAGCAAGAATAATAGGTGTTGTTGAGAATGCATCAAAAACAACATATGGTTCCATAGGATAACCATGTGTCACTACAAATGTTTCTTCATCATCAGGTATTTCTTCCAGAATAAATAGTTCAACAACATCTGTTCTTGCTATTTTATTAACAAATAACATACCTTCTTCTAGTTTAAGAGGTTTATAACTCTTTAATACTAATTCTGCTTCATAATACATGATTAATAGTTTTATATGATTTTTCTTCTGTAAAATTAGAACCTGTATCAATATTGATTTGTTTCTTTATAGAAGCTCTTTCATCATTAAGTGTGTACACCTGTATTGCAAGTGCAATAAAATAACTATCAAATCTTTTAGTAGATTCACATTCTCTTAATTCATCTTCCACTATCCATAAAGAATGATTCACTTTTATTAAAGCTCTTCTTTGAAATTCCTCTATTTCTAATTCTTGTACAATAGGTGTTAAATAATCTAGTTCTTTTCTAACATTAAGTAATTTAGCTTCTTCTTTAATCATTTCAGCTTTAATGAGGAGGATAGTGTACTTATCCACTATCTCTCCATTTGACACTTCTATTTGCATAAAAATAATATCACTTCAATGATTCCTATAATTATAAAACTAATAACTAATGTTATCATAAAAAAACCTGCTATATTCAATATAATATTTTTCATTGTTGTGATGGATTAAAGAAATTGTCTGTTCTTTCCAGTTCATCCATTCTCTTGTTAAAATTTTCAATACCTCCCACTTTATCAATAGCTGTCTTTAAAGAAAACATATGACAACTTATTTCAAGTTGTAATAAAGATGCTTCTTTTGATTCTGCAGATTTATATTCAAGTATATTATCAAACAATGCATTTATTAAAGTATCATAATCCATAATATCTGCTGTTAATGCCATTAATTTTTTCATAATTCTCTGTTTAAGGTTCTAATTAATTGTTTATGTTTAATTGATAGAATCTTGTGTTCTACACAAAATTTCAAATATTCTTCTGGTGTATGTATAGATATATTATTCATATAATTGATGATTAATTGACCATTTCATCTCAGCTTGATGTTCATCATTACACTCACTACAAACTATTATATTAACAATCTGTCCAATATACAACTCTGGAACTGTATAAGCATGTTCTTTACTCCTTATTGGAGATGCACATTTATTACAATAACAAATTTCTTTCTTTTTTAATTTTTCTTTTGATTTCATAGTTTTAAATTAAGTGTGTGAATCATTTCGTTGACCTGACCAGAGTGATACGTTTAATCAATGGTGGATATTGTACGCATTTGCGTTGATTATGAGGGAAATACTCACCATAAATGTCCAGTTTTTATCGAAATAAACTGGACAAATCTTTGGCACTTCTGTTAATTTACTGCCGTATTATAGTCTAAATTTATACCCTAATTTCATTAATAGCCTATCCTCTGACCTTATTTTAGTCACAGGGTTATAATCCTCCATCTGATACCCTGCGTGTGCTGACAAGCCTTTAAATAGCCTGAATGCTAATCCTGCCGAGTTCTCCATGAATGAGGCATTATCCTGACTTGGTACTTTGGCAAATATGTCTGACTGGATAAAAATAAACATTAAGTCATTCAGGTTTAGGTTTACATTGATTCTTATCCCTGCTCTGTGAGCCTTTCCGTAGTTCTTGTACAATAGTCCTGCATGAAAGCTATCATCCTGAAAGTTCGTAAAGCCTATCATCCCTGCATAGCTTTGACTTTTAAAATCGGTTGTGCCTATTTCGGTTAGGAATGAGGTGTGAGTTTGAGCCGATACTCCAATGCTACAAAGGAGTAGTATTATGGTTAGGTTAGTTTTCATTTTTACAAGCCAATACGGCTTATGATTTTACATTTTTACAAGGCAATTAATCTAAGATGATAGGGGTATTTTTTACCATCGTATTAAAATCAGAGGTATTTGTTCCATCGTAATACTCCCGAAGGATTCGTTTTCTATCCTTTTCAATCTGTATTTGGGCGTATGTTTCCATTAAGTCTTTTAAATTGAAATAGTTTTCAGGTGCAGACTGGTCAATAACATACGTGCCTTCCCAAATCTTTTTACTGTTTAAATAATCTTTTGCTTTCATCTTTCTTATTGTTTAGGGGTTATAACTTTTTTATTTCTTGTTTAACTTCTTGACAGTACCTAAAATCAGCATCCATATTCTGTAATTCATATGATTGGTATTCAATACCTTGCTCTTTTAAATACTTTTCAGTTCTATTATCGTATTCGTATAATGCAGTTAGTATCTCATCTACTGCTATCAATGCACATTGTTTGGCTTGTTTATAAGACATTTTTCTACTTATATAATCATTGTCTTCAACCTCTGTCCAAAATATTTCTACCAACTCTTTCGCTTTTTCTTCGGATGTTATCATTTCTTAATATTATTAGCCTTGTGAATAATTTTCATTACATCTTTAATCAATAGAATATTAACAGAGGATTCCAATTCGTAATTACCCCATCCCATTAATTTTAATTCTTTGATTATTTTAGCGGTGGTTAGTTTCATAATGTTAATTCGTTTAATTAGTAGTCAGGACAGGATTCGAACCTGTATGTGAGTTATCTTTTCTGCTCCATTTCTCAGGATATATTAAGCAGAGCGTGTCAGTTACTCACTAAAACACAAATAGATTAGCGTCTACCAATTCCGCAACCTGACTATATACAGGCTTTGCACCTGTTTGGGAGCATCTACATCCCTCCACTTTATTTAAATTAATACAGATAATATAGCCATGAACAATATCATGGCTAAAAATAATTTAATGCTATATTGTGCTGATCTTTCCATATTCTTATAAATGTTTAAAATAGTTTATCAAAATATTTTTCATGTAATAAATAATATTCTCTTGCTGGCAATATTGCCATCCACCATCCAACAAAGAATGAATACATCACTTGCCAAGCTGTACAATAAATAACAGCTTTATAAGAACCAATAAATAACCATCCAGGAAAGGATGTTATTAAGAATATAGCAATGAATGAAGCAATATATATTGCTAATAATATTAGTGATTTCATAATGATTTAATTTAAATAATAAATAATAAAACCTAGCCATGATATACAAACTATTGTAAAAATAACTATAATTGCTATATCATTTTTAGTAAGAGAGAATATTCTAGCAAGATTATTAAGGATAAAAACTATTAAGAAAATTGCACCAGACAACATCAATGCTATGTATAGCACCCATAAAAATGTAAACATAATGATTTAGTTTAAATTGTGTATAATATTAAAATTCTCTTATTACTAAATAATTCTGATATGCTTCTTCATATGTATTTGCCCATATTCTATAGCCATCAATAACAAATAATTGCTTCTCCATAATTTAATTGTTTAATGTGTGAATAAAATATAGGCTTCCCACCTATTTGTATGTATCGTTAGTGAACATATAACCTGCATTGTTTCATCGCCTCTTATGCTAAGGTATTCTAAGTTTAGTATTTATAATACATTTCAATTATTTGATAATTGTTTCCTAATTCATAAATGGTTGATAATGTATCTAGAGCATCTTCATGTGTATCAAAATACCAAAGTTTATTTTGATTGAAAACATTATCTTCCCAAAATCCACTACAACCTAACCACATATCTGTATACACATTTTTAATTATATATGTTTTGTTCATTTGCTTTTTAAGTTTAAATTGTGTGTTTATAGCGAACATATAGCTTAATGTTGCCTCAGCTTATATATTCTTATGTATGTCATATGCAACAATTCCCTCTGCACTCAGTTGTAACAAACCTCACAAGCGATTTTTACAAGGTCACGTTAACCTCAACTTGGTCTTGTTTATTACAACTGCTCATCCTTGGGAGACTGATTAAGAACTACATGCATAATCTGTAGTATTATTTTCAAACTTAATCAGTGTGGTTTCACATCTTAGCCTGCAACTACTATCTTGCAATACATCGTACTAAGAAGTCTTTATATCCACGTGAGAATGGTGCATTAATAAGCAGTTTAAACACATGCTTAGGTCTCAAACAAAGAAAACAACATTTAATAAACCACTCTAAAATGGCCATAGCCATTCTCAAACACTGCTGTATATACAGAGTATTTAGTCATTAAATATTCTTTAATCAATTGATATCTACTTTCTGTCTTACAGTGTAGATAGAATGTTTTACTTCTGTGCTTTTTCATTTGCTTTCTTTGTTTAAATAATAAATGTATTTCTACTGTATGTTGGTTGATAGTTATTATAATAAGAAGCATGTGTACCCTTATAACTATCTTTATGTTGATAGTATAAATCTCCATTCTTATAGGCTAAATATATTATCTTACAAAATAGATTAGTATCAATATACTTAATCAATGTTTCAGGTTCTATCTCATATTCCATAGATGAACCACTTATTATAGGAATAAATACTTCTTTTTCACATAAACTATCACATTCTTCATCTATATAATCCATAAGAGTAAAATCTTCATCATCTTTATTTAATGAAAGGATAGTGTTAAAATAATTATTCTTATAGAGAATAAACTGATCCATATCAGCAGCATTATTATATATTATCATGATTTGTTTAAAGCTATATGTATATTAATTAGTTAATTGATTTGCACTGTTTATAAAAGGAATATTACATGTATGAAGGGGTGACGCATCATCTCTTTAACACCCTCATTCAAGCATATAATTCCTATTAGTAATTACAATGTTCGCAATAAAAGAACATATTTATTACAATATTTTTATACCCCTCACCGTAGCAATTTAAAACATTGCAACAAATACACCAATCTATTATGAACATTGTAATTCAAGACATTTGTATGACAATTATGTATAAATTATTGTATACATATATATAAGGAGTGAAGAATGTAATAGCCCAACCCTGATAAGCACAAATCTCCCACCCATATATATAGACTATCCAATTAAGGATAGTCTATAATTTAAGTATTAGATTGATGCAGATAGTAACGCATGCATTTGGGTTTCTGTTAAACCACTTGCTGTAGCTGTTTTCTGTAAATCAAGCATTGCACCTAATTCAAGACGTTTGCTTGAGTTCTTTGCATTGTAAAGCTCTGCTTCAGTCTTGAAGATAGCTGTAGCCTGTAGACGCTTAGTTAGAGTGTCTGTTAACACGCCATCAATGTCTCTTGTCTGAATTTCACGCTCAGTTACTAAAGCATAGAAAGGTTTGAAGTCTGCATCTGTTTTCATACCAAAGCCTTCCATTTGTGCTTTGTGAATGAAGATGCGTACACCCTCGCTATCATAGCCTGAGAAATTACCTTTAGAGCCTTCTGCCTTAGAAAAGTTGCCACTTAGAATTTGGATCATATTTGCCATTGTGTTTTGTTGGTTGCCTGTACACCATAAGGTTTAAATTAATAAAATTATCCTACTGTCCAAAGGGTTTTTGGATGGACAAGATGTTGGGGGATAGACCCAACCTCTCAATTTGTACTGGGGGTCTTAGGATGAAGTGGTCAACTCTCTCCCCAACATAAGACCCCCTACATTTTAGAAAAAAATTATTTTTAAAAAAATAAATTTGTTTATATGCTTTATCTTCCTCACCTTTGAGGGTGGAGGGTGGGATGTATAAAAAGCTCACAAACAAATAGGGTATGTCTGGAATAGAATTGTTACTGGGTGTAATGCTTATATTGATTGTGTCATCTGTATATTATGGAATCTATAAGAATAGAGGAATAGAGGTGATTGTTGAGATTAATATGTTAGATAGTCCTTATTATAATTTAGGTGTTTCTTATGATAGGACATATGAAGATGGTATTAGATATACAGATCAATTGACAATTGGATTAGTGTTAATTAATTTTAATGTATTCTTTTATAAAGATATTAATGCATAATATAGCTATTGAGTAAATTATGTATTTGATTATACTACATAATGTTCTCATCTTTGTATTAATTACGTAATAGATTATGGAACAAACCAAAAAAACAATTGTTCAAAAGCTTAAAGTGATAAGAGATGATAGTTTCCTGTTAGCAGAGAAGTATTATTCTATTCTTTCAGCTATTAACAATTTGAAGTTGACACAGAGAGAGATACAATTGATAGCTTTTACAGCTATTAGTGGTAATATGTCTTATAAGTATATACGAGAAGATTTCTGTAAGAAGCATGATACAACAAGTGCTACGATTAATAACATTATTTCTAAGTTGAAGAGGATGGGTGTGTTAGTTAAGGATGGAAGTAAGATTAAAGTGAATCCTGTTATTCTTTTGAATTTTAGTAATGATGTTATGTTAGAAATTAAGTTGTTTCATGGAGAGGCCTAAGAGTTTAACAATTAAAGACTTCCTCATTAGGAAAATGTCTGTAAAGATGTTAATTCCTGAGTTTACATTAGATGCTATTATTTCGCATCAGTTTCAATCTGCCAACCAAGCTATGACATCTACTAAGAGTGTAGAGATTTCTGGATTTGGTAAGTTTATATTTAATAATAAGAAGGCTATTAAGAAACTAGAAAAGCTTCTTTCACAAAAAGCATTGTTTGAAAAACTAATGAACGATGATTCTCTATCAGAACAAAGACGTAACAATGCAAGACTGAAATATGAAAGTGTTACATTGAATATAAGTGTATTAAAACCAAAAATAACTAACAATGAAATTAAATCAGATTTACGAGGGATGGAGGAACAAGCTTCTTCCACCAGCAGCATTGAAAGAGTTAATACAAAAGACATCTCTGGAGAGAATATTGATATGTAATAGATGTCCTTTACATTCAAAAAATCATAATACACCAATAAGACCAGATGATCATTGCACACATTGTGGATGTAACCTAGATGCTAAAACAAAATGTCTATCTTGTGAATGTCCAATAGGTGAATGGAAGGGTTTAATTAGTTTAAAACAAGAACAAGAGATTCTTAAAGGAAAGGAACATGATGCAGAAAAAAATAATAACACTTCAAAAAATTCCAATAAAAAACTTAATGGAAATATTAAGTGAGCTGTATAATGATGGAGCCGATTATATAGATATTTCAGGAATGCCTGATGAGGATCAAGATGTGATTTCTATTTTTGTTCGTGAAGAATACATGAATCAAGACGAGGAACATGATGAAGAGGAATGCAATGGCGATTTGTCTGATGATGATTTAAACCAATTAATATAAATATAAAATGAGAATCAAAACAAACTATTACGCACAGATAATAGATTTGCTCAATGAGTTACATAATAGTTTTCCTACATATAATTTAGGAAAGCATTTATCAACAGCCCTTGATGGACAAGGAGATGTATGGGGAATATCAGATAAAGAATTATTATATATTCTTACAAAATACAAAACTGAATTAGAACTAGATGTACAACATTCTAATGATATTGAAGATATTATTAGAGATGGAATGAATTTAAATAACATCTTAGAAGAAGAAGATAATGGCGAAAGCTACTAACAAAACTACATACATTAACACAGAGCTTGATTGGGCTGAAGAACAGCTTAGTTCATGGAAAGCTTATGTTGATGCCAATCCCCTAAATCTTATTAAAGATAGGATTGAGTGGAAGCCTACAGCTAGAGGTGGAACAATGCCTATGGTGATTGCGTCCATTGAAGCTCAAGGAAAGTTTATTCAAGAAACCATGAAAAATTATCTAGCCTTATTAGAAGTGGTAGATAAACTACGTAAAGTGGAAGAAGCTAAAATAGAAGTGAGGGGTAATGGTGAGATGTCTACGATGGCTGAGAAGTGGTTAAAGAATAGAAAATAATGGATATAATAAGTATTGACTACAATGATTGGTTTATAAATCAAAAAAGAATTCCTGATAAAACCAGCAGTGAGTATAATGCTTTCTTTGAATTTCATAAAGAAATATGTCTAAATGGATGTATGATGGATGGTGTTTATATTAATCCATTTTTATATTGGCATTTAAATATATGGCACACAGAGGTGGATATTATAGATGATAGGGGAAGGATATCACAAAAATATGCCAATCCCTATTTACGTGATAATGAGTGGGTGATAACTAATGAAATAGATAGAGCTCAAAATGAAAAGAAAGGACTAGTTATTCTAGGTATTAGACGTTTAGCTAAGTCTGTTATTGAAAGTTCCTATATTGCTTGGGGAGCTACATTTGATGAGAATAGTCAGAATATTATTGCTGGACTGAATGCTCCAGATATAAAGCTTATTACAGATAAGATAGATAAAGGACTCAACTTCATCCCTGAAGCATGGAGATGGCAAAGAATTGAGGATAACTGGAAGAATCAAGTGACACTTGGTATCAAGACTAGGGCAGGAGAGAGAATCCCTTTCTCACAGATTCTTATTCGTAACTTAGATGAAGGAAACAATGAGGAAGCTATTGCAGGTACAAAACCTAGAAAGCTTATTATAGATGAGATAGGTAAGGGAAGTTTCTTAAGAGGACTACAAGCTGCCACTCCAGGATTTACAACACCATTTGGTTGGGGATGTAGTCCTATTCTTACAGGAACTGGTGGAGACATGAAGAGATTCATGGATGCTAAGAGTTTAATGTTTGATGTAAACAATTTTAATTTCTTAGAATACACTAACGAAAAAGATACAACTAGAATACATGGCTTATTCATTTCTAATAAATATAGAATGGAAGCCAAAGAAGAGAGTTCGTTAGGTGAGTATTTAAATGCTGGTGCTAAAAGTGATTTAAACAATGTAACTATGCTTGTTTCTAATGAAGAAAAAGCTACAGAAATTGTTACATCTAATTTAGAAAGACTGAAGAAAGCAGGAGATAGGATGGCCTATCTAAAAGAAAAGATGTATTATCCAATTGAAGTGGATGATATATTCTTGAATGAAGATACCAACATCTTTGATATAGAAGCTGCTAAGAGACAAAAAACCAGACTATTACAAAATGAAAGAACAGGAACACCTGTTATATTATTTAGTGATGATGGAAATATCAAACACGAGTTTACAGATAAACTTCCTCTATCTAATTTTCCTTTAAAAAACTCAGATGAAAAAGATGCTCCTATAGTTATATATGAGTTTCCTATGGAAGCCCCTCCTTATGGACTATATGTTGCAGGAGTGGATCCATATAGACAAGGTAAGTCTGCATATTCAAGTTCATTAGGATCTGTATACATATATAAAAGGATGCATGCTATATCTGGTGAGAAATATCAAGATATGTTTGTAGCATCTTATACAGCTAGACCAGATAAGAAAGAAATCTGGGAAGAACAAGCTAGACTCCTTATTAAGTATTACAATGCAAGGGCTCTATGTGAGAATGATGAAATATCCTTTATAGATTATATGATAGCTAAAGGAGATGCTCATTATCTAGAACGTCAACCAGATTGGTTAAAGGAAATAGTACCTAATACAACAGTGAGACGTGATTATGGTATACATAGATCTGCTGATAAGATTAGAAGTTTTCTGCATGGATGTTTAAAGAAATACACAGAAGATGTATTACATGTTGAGAAAGATGATGATGGGAATATCATTTCTGAAACAAAGGGTATGGTGAAGATATTTGATCCTGTTCTATTAGAAGAAATGATACAGTATAATGAAATGGGTAACTTTGATAGAATCATTGCTGCAGAATTAGCTGTAGCATTAGCTATGAAAATGGATCCTATTATGGGAAAAATTGGATCAGCAGGAGATGGTAGAATTGAATCAATGTTTAATAACAAACAAAAGAATAGATTATTCACAGAGAGTAGAGGAATGTTTCCTAAACGAAAAAATAAACTTTTTATATAATGGCAATAATAAGATATACTAAAGATGCTACAATTAGATATGCATATCTAAACATCTTTCCTGATCAATTCAAAACTGACAAAGAAAAGCAGGATGAGAGTTGGATTAAGAATACAATGGATTATTTTGCAAACAAAGCATATTCTGAGTATATAAAAAATAGAGACACATTTGTTAAAAATTATGATTTGATGAAAGGAATTCTTCGTATGGAAGATTTCTATCAAGAAGAACAAGTGAAGAGCTTTACAGATATGCTTACAGCAGATCTTGGTTTACCAGCTTATGTAAAGATGTATTCCATCATCACCACACCAGTGAATGAGTTAGTGGGAGAGATAAGTAAACGTCCTGATACATTTAGGGTGAAAGCATTTGATGATGATTCTAAATCAGAAGAACTTGAATTCAAAACAGGCATTCTTCAAGAATATGTATTGCAGGAAGCTAAGAAGCAAATTCTTGAAAAGGTGGCTCTAGAAGGAGAAGAGATTGACGAAGAACAACTTCAACAAATGACAATGAATGAGGTGAAGGATGAATTAGATAGCTATACATCTGTTGCAGAGAAATGGGCTAATCACATCCTTACATGTCAGAAAGCTGAGTTTAATATGAAAGAAAAGAGTGAGGATGCCTTTAGAGACATGCTTATTTCTGGTAGAGAGTTCTATCATATATATGAAGATAATAGCAAGCTTGGTTTTAATATAGAAGTGGCTAATCCAAAGAACACTTGGTTCCTCACTACACCAGATAGAAAATATATATCAGATCCTACAGGTAGAGCACAGGGAGCATATGCTGCAGGTACAGTGCAAGTGATGGAACTATCTGAGATAATTGAATCTGTTCCAGATCTTAGTAAAGAAGAAATAGATCACTTACGTAGTTCATTGCAAGATTATGGACTAATAAACGTTAGAGAATCTAATCTAGGTAATCCTAGTGTTGCTCCTGGTATTGATTCTGTTACCTATGACACATACGATCCATTAGTGTTACAAACAAGAATGATGATTGAGAGTGAGATGAAAGAGAACAATGATGGACTAAAAGACTTCTTAGGACTTACATCTAACGTATCTTCATTTGGTTATAAGTATGTTGTAGTGAGATGTTATTGGATATCTAAGAAAAAGATTGGTAAGCTCATCTATACAGATGAAATGGGTAATGAACAATCTACACTTGTTGATGAAAACTATAAGAGTGGAACTATTCCTACACAAATCTCTTTAGAATGGGGATGGATTAATCAATGGTATCAAGGAACTAAAATTGGTCCAGATATTTATCACATAAAACCTTATAAGCTACTTAGTTATTGTCCTATTATAGGAATCACCTATGAAGTGAAGAACACTGAATCAAAATCACTAGTGGATTTGATGAAACCTTTCCAAGTGATATATAATGTTTGTATGAACCAATTATATAAGCTCCTTGAAAAAGAAGTGGGTAAGGTGCAACTTATGTCTATCAGACATATTCCTATTCCTAAAGATGGAGATGCACAGGATGCTCTTGACATCTGGGAAATGGAAGCTCGTAATAGAGGAGTGGTATTCATAGATGACTCTCCTGAAAACTTAAAATCTCCTAGTTCGTTTAATCAATTTACATCTCTTGATTTAACACGTACACAAGAGATACAAGCACGCTATACACTAGCTCAACAAATAAAGAATGAGTGTTGGGAACTTGTAGGTATGTCTAGACAGCGTATGGGGTCTGTCTCAGCCTCTGAATCTGCTACAGGTACTAACACTGCCATGCAACAAAGTTATTCGCAGACAGAGCCTCTGTTCGTTGCTCATGAGTATGTGATGGGTCAAGTGTATCAATCTATTATTGATGCAGCTCTTTATATTGAAAGTGCTAAACCACAGAGTACGCTATCATACGTTACATCTGAAGGAGAATCTGCATTTGTACAAGTGAATGGATCAGATTTAAAATTCAGAGACTTAAAGGTGTTCTTAACTAATCGTCCTGAAGATAATAAGATGTTTGAGGAACTTAGACAACTTGCTCAACCATTGATGCAGAATGGTGGATCTTTATATGATGTTATTGAATTGTATTCTACTAAATCTGTAAGACAGATGAAGAAGGTGTTTAAATCTCTTAAAGATAAACAAGATGCAATGCAACAACAACAAGCACAACTTGAACAACAGAAGGTGGAACAGCAAGGACAAATTGCTCAAGCTCAAATTGCTCAAACTCAACAGATGAAAGATCAAGAAGTGGCTAATGACAACTATCAAAATGAATTAGATAGAATCAATAAGAAAGAGATTGCTCTTATAGCTGCAGAATCTAAATCTGGACCATTGTCTGATGTAGACGTTAGTGGTGTTCCAGATGTATTAGAGATTGGTAAACTTGCTAATGACCAAACTAAAGCACTAAAGGATTACGAAATGAAAATGGCTCAAATCAATTCTCAAAACCAACAAGCTTCTCAGAAATTACAAATTGAAAGAGAGAAACTACAAGTGGCTAGAGAGAATCAAGCAAACGATTTAGCAGTGGCTAAAGAGAATGCAAAAGGGAGATCAAAGAAAAAGTAAACATTTTTGATTAGAAATACAAAAACTTTAATGCTATATTATCCTGAATAAGTTGGTATATAGTAATATAAGTCTTTGTATTTCCATAGATGTTACATAATTTTACGTTAATAAACCAAACATAATAAAAAAACTACATATGGCTGATAATTTAAATAGCCCTTCTTTCGAATTTAGTATTGAAAACACTATGGAAATGGGCATGGGAAACTCTGAATTACTAAGTGATTTATTCGAACCAGAAACTTCTACAAGTAGTCCTGATGGTCTTGAAAGAATTGTAAAAGAAGTGGAAGATGCTGCTCCTGCAAAAACTAAACCTGCACCTGTAAAAAGTATAGGAGATGATGTTGTAGCTACTGAAGATAAAGAAGAAGATACTAAAGCTAGCATCAGTGATTTCTTATCAGGAGGTGGTGATGATGATGAAGAAGAAGAGGAAACTAAAGCTCCTGTTGCAAAGAAAACATCAGAAGCTACTGCTGATGATGATGATGACGAATCATCTGCACCAGAAGTAAGTAGATTTGGTGCTCTAGCTAATGATTTATTTAAACTAGGTGTATTCACCAAAGAAGATGATGAAGATGATGTAGAAATTAACACTCCTGAAGAATTCTTAGAAAAGTTTCAAGGAGAGAAAAAGAAAGGTGCTATTGAAGTTGTTAATAACTTCATTGGACAATTTGGTGAAGATTACCAACAAGCATTTGATGCCATATTTGTTAAAGGAGTTAATCCTAAAGAATACTTCGATACGTTTAATACTATAGCTAATTTTTCTGATATGGACCTTTCACAGGAAAAGAATCAGATAGCAGTGATTAAACAAGCATTAACTGATCAAGGATTTGAACCAGAAGATGTAGAGACTGAAGTGGAAAGATTACAAAACTATGGTGATCTTGAAAGTGTTGCTACTAAACATCATAAGGTGTTAGTTAAAAAAGAAGGACAAAAACTTCAACAACTAGAGCAAAACTCAGAAAGAGAATTACAACAAAAAGCAGCTATAAAGAATCAATATATAACTAACGTTCAAACGATTCTTCAAGATAAATTAAAAACAAAGGAGTTTGATGGTATTCCATTAAATCCTAAACTAGCAAGTGAACTACAGGATTTCTTATTGGTAGATAAGTATAAGACAACATCTGGTGAAACACTTACTGATTTTGATCGTACTATTCTAGAAATGAAAAAACCTGAAAATCACCAAATGAAAGTGAAGGTGGCTTTGTTGTTAAAGATTCTAGAAAAAGATCCTACATTATCAACTATACAAAAAACAGGCATTACTAAAAAGTCAAATGACTTATTTGGTGAAGTGGCAAGACAAGTACAGAAAGGTGTAGTGAAAGGGAATAAATCAGAAAAATCAGATTCATGGTTTTTATAATATATCAATAATAATTTAAAATAACAAAAAATGGCAATTCAAACAATCCCAGGTTTAACTGGTTTTACTTATGCGAGAGTAGCTTCAATGGACAAACGTGCTGTTGGCAAGCTTACTGATTCTAATCACTTAGAGTCTTTTCACTCAACTGAACCTGCAGATTATGATAAAAAAATCATCAGTCTTTACACCCAGAGTTCATTGTACAGTAATGATTTCTTGGACATGATCAACAAGAGCACACCTTATTACATTGATAATAATAGTGATGCTTGGAAATGGGAAGTTCAAGTTCCTTACAAATTCCCTAAAATCATTGACATTCCTGCATCAACATTAGAGTTGAGCAAACCAGGTATTGATGGTCAAGAGTTTTCATTAGTAATAGATACTAACGAATTCTCTAAGAATGCTATCATCTCTGTAGGATCTCGTCAGTATGGTCCACGTTTCTACGTGATCAAAGATCCTATTCCTTGGAATATGGGATATTTGTATTCTTTCACATTAGTGACTGATAACCCAACAGTAGACTTCGTAAGTTCAACCTTCTTAAAGACTGGTATTGAGCTAGAATTAGTTGATGCTGCAATTGGTGAATTTGATCAAGACTTATTAGGATTACCTCGTTTAGGTGAGAAGATCACTATGTTTGAATCTTTAGGTTCTGCATATGGTTATGAGCACAAGATCACTGAATGGGCTGATGATAAAATGATGGTTGATGCTTCTGGTAAAGCTCTAGATATTCTAGTATATGCTCCACAGAGACGTAATCAATTACCTCTTACTCGTAATGATGTTAAGTGGGAGCCATTCATTGAATTCTGGATGCGTAAGTCTATGCTTGAACTTAAGGTGAAGCGTATGATTTGGTCTAAGCCAGGTACAGTAAAGACCAATGGTTCTAAACAAGAACTTAAGCGTACCTCTGCAGGTGTATACCACAGAATGCGTAACAATGGTAACTTAGTACAATACAATCGTGGAGAATTTTCTGCTAACTTGATTCGTTCAGTATTTGGGGATTTATTCTATCGTCGTGTAGATGTTAAAGACAGACGTGTAAAAATGTACACTAACGAAGCTGGATTTGATGTATTCCAACAAGCACTTAAGGCTGATGCTTTAAATTCAGGCTTAACTTTCATGGCTGATTCTGGAAACAGATACATGCAAGGAGAAGGACAACATATCACTTACAACTTTGCATTCGATGCAATGGTAACTCGTGAGACTGGTCGTGTTGAACTTATTCACTTGAAAGAACTTGATTTACCACAATCTAATCTAGAATTTGGACAAAACAAAAAGAGTACACCAGTATTTATGGTATTTGATGTATCTCCAATGTCTGATGGTTCTATGATTAACAATATGCGTGAAGTGAGAATGAAGGGTGCACCTTCTATGACTTGGGGATATATTGATGGAACTCGTCATCACTTAGGATTTGCAAAATCTCAAGGTATGAGCTCTGCTAACAAATTCCCAGGATATGAAATCTGGATGAAGGATCGTTGTGATATCTTTATTGAAGATTTGTCTCGTACAGTTTTGATTGAAGAAATTCCTCAATTCTAATAACAATAATACGCCCCTCTGCCATCCCATAAGAACTGGTCGCTTAGGATGGGTTTTCTCTGAGAAGTAGGCTCCTTACATCCTCCCACCTGTGGGAGCCTACATTCTCTTTTCAGAGTGATGACTGAGATTATATGTCTCTTTGCATTTCTTTCAATAGAAACACTCTGCAACAGTAATCATTTGCTTACCATAAGAACAGCACTTGATTCATTTTACAAAAACCAAATAAATTAAACTACATTATGGGCAAGATAGGGAAAATCGCTACTCTCAAGAGAGACTACAATAACTCTCAATTACAAACAATGCAAGGAGGACTTTCTGCACAAGGTTTGACAAGAATTCCTGGAACTGGAGTATTCAAATATCCTTATAAGGAATTGGATGGTCAATACAGAACAGGACTAGATGTTAATGCTGCATATATTCGCAGAATTCAAGATCCACTAGAAAAAGAATTGGAAACTGAACGTGTTAAAGCTCTTAAAGTAAAACTTGAAGAAGCTTTAGGTAGTGTTGATTTAGGACCACGTTCTTCTTTTTGGAACTATGGTTTATCAAGTTCTGCAGATGATGTACTTCATGTACAAGCTGTTAAGTTACTAGATGGTGATAACTATTTCGATTTAAGTAATCCTTTTCAAGAATTAGCTTTTTCTTGGTTACGTGTTCATCCTACTATTGCTTCTAGTTACCAAGCTTGGGAACGTGGAGAATATTCAGCTGACACTCAATTTTATGTAGCTGATGATGAGATAGAAAATGCTGTAATCTATAAGAAGAAACAATTGATCAACAAGGCTATTGTCAAATTTGATTCAATGAGTCCTGAGAAGAAAAGAAAAGTGGCACGTTTATTAGGATTACCTGTTACAGATGATACTAAAGAAGAAGTGGTATATAACTTAGTAGATAATGTTCTTAAACAAACAGAGTTTGCTAATGGTAAATTCCAAGGATTAAATCCTGTTGAAGTGTTTGGCAGATTTGCTGACATGAAAGAAAACTTGCTCCATATTAAAGATCTTGTAAAACAAGCAGTGATCCATTCTGTATACAGATCAAAAGCTAATGGTAAAGTTTATGAAGGGGAGTTTGAAGTAGCAAAGGATGAAGAAGATTTAATCAAATTCCTTGCTGATGATGATAACCAAGATGAGTTAATCACTCTAGAACAAAAAGTTAAATCTAAAAAATTAGCATCTGTATGATACCAGTAGATAGTTTATTATATAAAATAGATCAAAAACTAAATAAGCTATCCACAAACGAACATCAGCAAATTAATCTTGAAGATAAAATTTTAGCATTAAATGAAGCTCAGATTAAGTTAATTAAGCAAAAGGTTGATGGATTTAGTACATCTAGTGGAATGGGACTTGATTCTTTCAAGAAACGTTATGAAGATTTACAAAGTTTAGTTGAGGATTATAATCATCAACCACTTCCATTAACATTAGAAGATGTACAATTAAATCAATGGAAAGCAGATGTAACCAGTCTATTACCAAAATACATGTTCTACTTAGATTGCTATGTAATAGCAAATAAGGGTAGATGTAAGGATAGAAAGATTTGGATAAACAATGATTTAACTAAACATGGTGATTTACAGTTTCTTTTAAATAATGATCATTACAAACCATCATTTGAGTATCAAGAAACATTCAATTATCTTGCCACTGATGAGATGAGTATATTTACAGATGGAACGTTTACACCAACATCTATTAATATAATGTATATGCGATATCCTGTATACATTGATAAAGCAGGATATATTGGATTTGATGGAAATCCATCAGTAAATAGAGATTGTGAACTTGAATTATATCTTGAAGATGAACTTCTAGATCTTACAGTTCAAAATCTTGCAATGTATACTGAGAATCAATCTGCTGTACAAAATGCAGCATACAGGATACAAACAAATGAATAAAATTTTAAACAATTAAATTAATATAAAAAATGGCTGATTTTTCATTAACCACGTTATTCGTGGTTCCAGTAGGACAGACTGCTCTTCCTAGCTCTGGTTCAACCCAAGACCTCACTGCAGGTCAAGTGGGTATTTTTAGAAGTGACTATACTTTAGCAACAGCTGCTAATATTGCTGCTTCTCCTTATTTCTATGTAGCTCAAGGTAGAGTTAACACTTACCTACAAGGATCTAAACGTTCTGATAAAATTAAAGGATGTCCATCAGGTTCTGGTTGCAATTCTAACGTAACTGAATGGTACACAGTAAAAGGATGTCCCACTGCTGCAACTCAAGTTACTGATGTAACTAATTGGAATGTACAGTGTGGTGATGTAGTTACATTAACTCTTCGTGCACATTCTTCTTACATTGACACCTTGTATTTCAATGGTTTCACTCGTTCAGTAACTGTTCAAGCTCCTTGTTGTGCTTGTGATGCTAATCCTTGTGATAGTGTTGATATTCCTCAATTCATTGATAGCGTTATTGCTAAGTTAGAACAACAAGCTCCTGGTATCAACCCTGATAACATTAGCTTCAACACTTTCTACACATTTGAACGTTTAGGAAATGATGCTTCTGCAATCCTTCGTATTACTGGAAAGCCTCTAACTGTATATGGTCAACCATGTGATGTTGCTGCATTCCCTTTTGAATATGATAGAATGTACTTTAGAACATTTGTTTTCAATGGTCCTGCTACTACTGCTGACTTTATTGTTGCTGACAATTGTGACATTGTTGCTGATCCAATCATCATTCAACGTGCTTCTTACCCTTCAGGTCAATCTGCTGAAATTGCTCAACTAGAGAAAAATTTCTACAGCTACCAAGCAGGATACTTAAAGCATCTTTACAGAATGGCTGGATACAACGAGAACTTTGAGTCTTGGGTATCTTCAGGAGTGACTTATGATACTTATTACATTAAGTTCAATGAGTACAATAAAGCTGCTTATCAGTGGGGTGATTATATCATGGAAGATTCTATGGTGATCATTGCTGCTCCTAATGCAGATGTAAGTGGAATTGCTGCTCTTATTGAAGCTGTATTGGAAGCTGGTCTTGGTACTGTGGTTAATGATAACACTTGTGTTACAACCACTTCTACTACTACTACAATTTGGCCTACTACTACAACCACTTCCACTTTAATTCCATAATTGGATAGTTGTAAAATAAATATCACATAACCTATGCCAGAGGTGAGAGGACTCTCAGATCCTCTGGCATATTTATTTAAACTAATTATGCCAGCTTTAAATCTAGATATAATAGTAGTACCTACATATAGTACGTTAACATTAGGTGTGGCTGATGCATCAACATATCCTACCAATCCTCCTATTGTAACAGCTCCTACAATTGAAATAACTGTTCCATCATTAGGAATTGTAATTCTTCCTTTTACACCTAATGATTTTAATATATTTACATCTACTTCATTAGGACTCACTCTTGTTGGAGAGCCTTTATTACCTATTCCTGATGGGATATATACTCTTAGGTACACTGTTGCTCCTGCTTATGAAAACTTTGTTGAAAGAAGCATCATGAGAGTGGATAAGATTCAAGAAAAGTTTGATGGAGCATTCATGAAACTTGATATGATGGAATGTGACAGAGCTATAAAGACTCAACAGAAAGTTAATCTTACAAGTATATATTTCTTTATTCAAGGATCTATAGCTGCTGCAAATAATTGTGCGATAGATGAAGCTAATAAACTTTATACTCAAGCAAACAATATGTTAGATAATTTTATTAGAAATAACTGTTATTGCTCTGGTAATAACTATGTTGTAAACTTTAGATGATATGGCTACTTGTAGAGGATGTAAAGGAAATTTTGGATGTGGTTGTCAATTAGTTAATGGTCTTTGTGCAATGTGTCGTGCAGCTGCTACAAAGTTTAAACAAGTTATAAAATATGTTAACTCCTAGACTTACTACTTATCCAGCATGTGCTACAGTTACAGCACTTTTAATTGATATAGATTGCAGACTAACAGAACTAGCAAAAAATCTATATAATAATATTATCTATTCATTAAACCAACCTATACCAGCAGAAGCTATGATGGATCTTTTGAATTATAAAAGAATACTAACGTATAAATTTTGTAATCCAGATTATGCTATTCCATTCACTGTAGAAATGATTGCTAGTAGAGTAAAACTTTTAAAATATAAATAAACATGTCTTGTTCAAATTGCTATAATGGATGTACTGAGATTGTCTCAGATAAGTGTGTTAGATATACAGGAATAGATGTTCCTGTTTTAGGAATTCAAACTGGTGACTCTCTATCTTATGTAGAACAGGCTCTTATTGAATTTCTTACATCTACATTAGATGGTACAGGTATTAAACTAACTATAGATCCTACAATTATTTGTAATCTAGTTAATCAATATCTTCCTGATTGTGAAGACTTAAATGCTTTAAATCTTTTTACAGCATTGATTGAAGCAGCTTGTGATTTACAGGATCAAGTAGATGTAATTGTTGCAGAACTTGCAGCTCTTGAAAGTGATTATGCTATTGATTGTTTAACAGGTGTTGTTGCATCAAGTGGTACACATGATATTCTACAAGCTGTAATCACAAAACTTTGTGATGTGGATGCTGCATTAGTAGCTCTTGCTGTAGACGTAGATACAAACTATGTTAAACTTGCTGATCTAGATGCATTAATACAAGCCTATCTAAATTCAATAGCTCCTATTGCACAACAGTATGTTAAAATGGTTCCATTCACTGCAGTGGAATACTATGGCACATTATCTAATTTCGATGGTTCTGGAGCAGGTATTGCAGGCTTAGGATGGGATAAGATTTATATATGTAATGGATCTAATGGTACTCCTGATAAAAGGGGTAGAGTGGGTGTAGGTGTAACAACAGGTGTTCCTGGAGGAGCAATGTCTGCTGCAGTAGATCCAGCAGTTGCTGGTAATCCTACGTATACATTAAACTCAGTAAATGGTACAAACAATGTACTTTTAACTACAACACAAATTCCTGCACATACACATACAAACACTGTAACAGTCACTCCTCATACGCATTTTATGTATACTACAGATGTAAATTCAACTGTTGGACAAATAGTGAATGCTACAAATAATGTTGCAAGAGCTAGAGCTGTTCCTGGATCAGATTTAGATTATGAGATGATGTTATCTACTATAACACCAACTTTAGGTAAAAGTAGTTCTGCACAAGACACTGTTTCTGTATCTATACAAAATGCAGGAGGTGGTTTATCACATCCAAATTATCAGCCAGCTTTGGCAACAAATTATATTATATACATTCCTTAAATTTATACTATGTCTTGCTTACCAGGAATGCCTTGTTATAATGATGCTTACAGAATTGCATTTCCATTTGCATGTGGAGATCCTTGTGGATCTTTATGTCTTACAAGTGACAAGATTATATACAATGGACCTAATTTAGCTTGTACAGGAATTCAATCACAAGATAATCTAGAAGTGGCGTTACAGAAGATAGATAATAGAATGTGCTCTGATGAATTTATATCACATATTATAAACACTATTCAAAACACTCCTCTTCTTCAAGCGTATTTTTGTCAATTAGTAAATACATGTTCTGCAACAACTACCACTACTACAACAAGTTTATAAACCAATAAGATATGACAGTATTAATAACATTAACAATAGCAGGTTCTGATACAGGACCATTTGATTTGTATTCAGATGTGGATGGATTTGTAATTCCTTTTGAAATAAATGTACCTAAAGCTTCTTTAGTATCAGGATACACTTCTTCTTTAGTTCCAAACGGAGCTATATTAATAAGAGTGAAATCTCAGTCAGCATGTACCAACTATATTGATTTAATCATTGGTACCACCACCACTACCACTACTAGTAGCACTACCACTACAACAACTACCGCTATACCAGTGTATGCTTATACTGTAAGATTAAGTAATAATTCGGGAACTATATGTACAGACCCTACAGATACAGTTTGGTCTACTAGTGTAATACTAACTACAGGTGACACTATATATTATTTTAGTGACCTTACAGGTCTTGTGACAGGATTTGATTATGTAGTTGATGATGCAGGTGCTCCTGATATTTATAACCTAGACCCTTCAAACGGTATTATTGGTGCAGACACAACACTTAATTGCTAATTGTAATATGTTAAAATGTCAATATAGTCAATAAGAAACCAAAAATCCTGTTTTGTTGGTTTTACAGGATTCTCCTGAGATTAATTTCTCAGGAGTTTTTTATTTATAACTAAATTGATTATAGACAATAACATAGTTAGTTTAAATTATTTGGTATTTTAAAAAACTATTTTGTATCTTTACTAAATTTTTATCTAAACTCGACTATATATGTCTGAAAACCAAGAGCTTCTATATCAGTTAAAAAGATTATTGAAGCAAAAAGGAAGTAAAAGTTTTTATGCCAAAAAGCTTGGAATTAGTGAGATTGAAGTGAATAATTTACTTAACCAGTTGAAAAACAATAATGTAGATTATCAATCAACTCGTAAAGTGAACAATGAAACAGGAACAATAGAAAGTACATTAATACTAAGCTATGAACCTAAAAATGATATTGAGTTAGCTAAATTACATAAGATTAATTTAGATAAATATATCATTACAAACTACTGGTCTAAACTACTTCCCAATGGAAAATTTACATCTTCAGTATTTTCTAAACTTAAAAAACCAAACGATTATACTGCTGAAGATTTTGCAAAGTTTTTAGAAAAATATAAATCTAACTATAAGGAACAAAAACAACCTGAACTTAATTTTACTAATAGAACAGTTGATGTTGAAATATCCATATCTGATTTTCATTTAGCTAAAAATCATGTAGATGGAGATAATTCTATTACTAGAAGATGTGAAAGATATTTTAAAGCAGCTACATCATTAGTATATGATGCAAAAGCAGTTTATGATATTGATACAATTATATTTCCAATATCAAATGATTTTTTTCATACAGATAATTATCAAAATCAAACAACTAATGGTACACCACAAGATACTATTATTGATTATGCTAATGAGTATGAAGTAGGATTCTCTCTACTTGTAGAGACTATCACTATGATGAAAAGAGTTTCTAGTGAAGTGATTGTTGTGTTAGTACAAGGTAATCATGATAAGACTAAGTCTTATTATCTAGCACATGCTTTAGAAGTTTACTTTGCAGCAGATCCTAACATCATCTTTAATAGAGGACATAGTGTAGTGAAAGCTGTTGTATTAGGTAACACTTTTATTGGTTATCATCATGGTAACTGTAAGATAGAAGATCTTCCTTTATTGTTTGCAACACATCCTGAATATAGTCAAGCATTTGGTAATGCTACTTACAGAGAAGTGCATACAGGAGATAAGCATCACTACATGGCTAAAGAAATTAAAGGAGTGAGAATACAACAGATGCCCAGTTTATCTGGAACAGATAGATGGCATTTAGATAATAATTTTGTACATAGTATTAGAGCAGCTCTTGCTTTAGTTTATGATAAAGATTTAGGTAAAATAAGTGAATTCGAGCATCGTATATGAAAAAATACAAACGGATATATTTGGTCTACAAATAATTCATTAAAATAAAGATTGTAAATAATGGCAACATTAAGAAAGTTAGTTTCAGATATACGTTCTATGCATAAAATCCTATCAACAGATAGTTTGATTACAGACAGAGCTATTGCTTCTGAGGTTAGAAATAATAGTATCTTATTGATTAAGAGAGAGACTAACCTTAGAAAACTTTGGGCTACCAGCACTCTATTCACTACTATTCCATGTCTTGAAATGATTGAGGTTCCTATTTCTGAATGTTGTGATTATCAAGATCCCTGCAATGTTGCTAGAACTAGATACAAAATTCCTCGTATATCTGAAGGAAACTATCAATATCTTATTCAAGGAGTTTATTCTATTAATGCTATGGGAGGCACAGGAACTAAATTTAAAGAGATAACTATCAACAGATATACAAATCTAATAAAGCTTCCAATTATAAAGAAGGAAGAATACTATTGGATATTAAATGATTATCTATATGTAAATAATCCAATGCTTCAAGCAATTAGACTTGCTGCTTGTTTTGAACAAGAAGTGCCTAATGAAGTGATGTATCCTGAATCTGGATGTGGAGGTTGTGGACCAACTGATGAAGATTGGTGTATGAATCCATTAGATAAACCATTTTCTCTTCCAGGATATTTAGAGAAGCAAGTATTAGATTTAACATCACAAAAACTTCTATCTACCTTCTTCCAATTAAAAACTGATATTTCAGCAGATAATCTAGATGGTCAGGCTCCTAATGTACCACCAACAAGATAACATACATACATGCGTACCAAAGTTGATTGGAGAAGTTCTAGTAAAGATAATTATAACAACTTCTGTAAGAAACACAATTCTATAAAGATATCATTCGATGAATGGAAAGTTATAGTGTATGCTTTTAATGAATCCTATAAAGAATACATTCTAGAAACTGGTGAGAGAGCAAAACTTCCTTTTGGTTTTGGAGAGTTCTCAATCAATAAGAAGAAGAGAAGAAAAACAAAAGGAATAAATGGCAAAGAGTTTGTTAATCTTCCTATAGATTGGCAAAAAACTAAAGAGAAGGGTAAAGTAATTTATAACTTCAACTACCATACAGAAGGCTACTTCTTTGGATGGATGTGGTTTAAAGATACAGCTAGATTCAAACATCTAGAACTATGGTACTTTAAACCTTCAAGAGCTACATCAAGACTACTATCACATTTCCTTAAAATTGAGGATAAATATCAATATCTCTATCAAGAGTGGAAAAAATAATTTAATATTATGAGTTACTATTATAAATATAATTTTGTTTCTCCTGAACCTGTTTACTCAACTGTAAAGGAAGAATTAAAAAGCTACTTTGATACAGGTGCTGTGGATGACTTAATGTTTCCCACCTATCTTGATAAGTGTCTTAGAAAACTAGGAAGAGCCACTTATGTTATAAGTGAGCAAGCTTTAGTGATTGAAGATTTTGAAGCTAGACTACCAGATAACTTTTTTGCTGTTAGAGAAGCTTGGATGTGTGCTGAAATCTCTATGAGACCATATCAAGATGCTAGTTCATTTTATTCTCAAGCTGCTTCAATCACCACTATTCAAGTGGCTCCTTTAACTATAGGAGGTACACCTTGTAACAGTCCCTCATGTCGTAATCCTGAGTGTGATGGTACTTGTATGCCTGAACTTATTCAAGCTGTTTATAAAACTAATAGTTCTGTTCCAAGATCTTATCAAAAACAATATTTATTAAAACCAGGTAATATTTCTGCAAGACAAAACTGTAGTGTAGAGTATACCAATGCTTGGGCACTTACAGAAAATACATCTAATAGTAATAGAAACTTTACTCCAGGATCTTCTAGTTATGATTCATTTGATGTTAGAGATAATAAGTTTGTAACTAATTTTAGAAATGGCATTGTACATTTAATTATGTATGCTATAGAATATGATGGTGGAGGTAATCAAATGATTCCTGATAACTATCGTATTAGAGAATTTGTTGAGGCATTTCTTAAATATAAAGTGTTTGAAACTTTATCTAATCAAATCAACGATGAAACATTTAATCAGATACAGCAAAAGATGCTTTATTATAAACAACTTTGTGATGAGGCATTCATCATGGCTGATATTGAAATAAAGAAACAAGATGCTTGGACTAAACAGAGAAGAATTAAAAATGATCTGAATAGGTTTAATATGTATGAACTTCCTAATAGAACTAATAGATTCGGAAGAAGAAATAACTAAACTTAATCATGGCAGAAGATAACAATAATATAGTTAGCAAAATAAAGAACTTAGTTAGTCCTGATAGTAGTGCTGTTAATCAAGAATATAATAGTGCCACTGTTGGATTAAATTTAGATCAATCTATTAATCAGATTAATAAGGGTAGTCTTACGTATGCTTTAAATGCTGCTGTAGAAAACTTTGATGCAAATTCTGTCAATTATCAAAATGAACCAGGGAATGAACTTTGTTTTGATTTACCTGAAGGATATCAACTGATTGGTAGTCATTCTATATTTGAAAAAAATAAACATATATTCTTTATTGTAAATCCTGAAACAGGAGATTCTGAAATAGGATATATGGATAACAATGATTGTGTATATCGCACTCTTGTTAATGCTAAATGTTTAAACTTTAACATTGATAATCCTATTCATAAATCAGTACATAAGATAACCAATTGTACTACAGAAATTTATTGGACTGATGGATTAAATCCTAGAAGATATCTAGATATAGATAAGATTCCTTATATTCAAACTTATTTTTCAGATTTATGTGATCCACAATTTACTGAAGAACTTGACTGTAATCAATTATTACTTCAACCTAATTTTTCTATTCCTCAGTTAGAGGTGACTGACATTACTAGTGGTGGAGATTTAATTGCTGGTACATATCAATTTGCTATTCAATACTCAGATGCTATAGGATTTGGTTATTCTTCTTATTATTCAGTAACCAACCCCACACCTATTTCTGATCCACAACTCACCACTCCTAATTTTAATTATCCAGTAGGTAGATCTATTGAACTTACTATATCTAATCTAGATGTAACAGGACAATGGCAATATTATAACTTAGCTGTTATAAAAACTATTAACGCTATTACATCTGTAGAATTAGTTGGTACATATTTCATTGATGAACTTTCAACAATAATAACTTACACTGGACAAAATCAAGAACAAATAAGACTTACAATTCAAGATATTTTTGAGAAGTTTCCATATTATGAAATAGCTCAAGATGTTACAATGGTGAGAGACATTCTTGTATGGGATCAATTAACATCTATAGATAAAGTTAATTACCAAAGAATAGCAAATCAAATAACTCTTCAATGGCAATCATATAGAATTCCTAACACAGAAACTTATGCTGATGGACTTAACGCAACTAACCTTCGTGGATACATGCGTGATGAGGTGTATGCATTTGAAATTGTATTCTTATTAAAAAATGGTAAACAAACTGATGGTTTTCATATCCCAGGGAGAAGTGCAAGTGCTAATGATTTATCTCCTGTATCTCCTACTAATAATGATTTTATAGGAGATGTAGATCCTATCACAGGAACTAGTCCTTGGTGGAAGATATACAATAGTGCCAGTTTAACAGGATTTTCTCCAGAGTATAATAATTCAACTAGCTATAAAGGTAATTACCAATATGGTGAATTTGCTTATTGGGAATCAACAGAAACCTATCCTTGTAATGAATTAGTTTGGGGAGACTTATCAAACCAACCAATTAGACATCATAAGTTTCCAGATGCTCTTATAAGTCCTATTTATGAGTCAGCTATATTCTCCTCTCCAGGAGCAATGACTGTACAAAAGGATGCTATATATCCTATTGGTGTAAGTTTAAACTTATCACAAATAACAGCATTGATTGGTCAATCAGGTCTTTCACAAACTGAGAAAGATAATATAGAAGGCTTTAAAATTGTAAGGGGAAATAGAAACACAAATAGATCTATTGTTGCAAAAGGTATTCTTAGAAATGTTGGTAAGTATGATAGAGAAGGAACAGAATACTACTATCCAAACTATCCTTATAATGATCTCTCTACAGATCCATTCTTACTAGCTCAGAATAACGCTTATACAGCAAATGCCC